GTGATTATACACCGCTGTTGGGGCTTTTTGTTCGGATGTTACAACGCCAACGATTTACGACAAAGCGCGGAAATGTTTGATGCCTATGACCGGGCGGCAGTATCCGCCTATCAGCGGAAAACAAAAATTTCTGGGGAAGAATTGCTCCGCATGATGAGTGAAACGACCTGGCTTACCGGTGCGGAAGCTGTAGAAAAAGGTTTTGCGGACAGTTTAATTGAAGATGCTGAACCGCTGGACATTGCCGCCAGCGTGGACGGGCAAAGACTGTTCGTCCGCGGCAAGCAAATTCATTTAGCACCGGGGATGTTTGCGCCAGACAGCATCCCAACCTTAAAAAATCAAAATCAGCCGGAACCATCCGGCAAACAAAATGGAGGAACGATTATGGCAAATTTGCCCCAAAAACCAGAAAATTCTGTGCCAGTAAACGCCACAGTGGAACAGCAGCCAAACATGGCTGATTATGTCCAGGCAGAACGGCAGCGGTTACAGGAAATTGACGCGCTGGCAGGACTGTTTGACGTGGAAACCATTCATGCCGCAAAATATGGCGAACATCCCTGCACTGCACAGGAAATGGCGTATCAGGCGGCACAAAAAGCCGCACAGCAGGGGCGTCAGTTCCTTGCCGCTTTAGAAGCTGACGCAAAATCTTCCGGAACACAGACAATCAGTGCGGCTGCTCCGGCAAATACCCCTGAAGATGGCACGCTGACCCCAGAACAGCGCATGGCAAAAGGGCGCATGGACGCAAAAGCATTACACACGCCAAACAGCAAGGAGGGTAATTAAATCATGGCAAAAACTTTGAATCATGTTGCAGGTGAAATGGTTCCGGATCAGCTGATTGCCGGGATGACCCCGCCGCCGCAAACAGCATCCGGCACGATTGCAAAATTAAGCGCCGCCGCAACATATAAACGCGGCACAGTGCTTGCAAAATCCGCAAAGGATAATACCCTTTGCATTCTCGGCACGACTGCAGCTTCAGGGGATACTTTAACGCCGGACTGTATCTTGTGCGATGATACCGAAGTTGGTACAGAAGCAGGCGCCACAGCGGCGGTATATGTCATGGGGCGTTTTAACGTAGACGCATTGACAGTTGCGGACAGCTATACAATGACCGAAGCAGATAAAGACAAGCTGCGGGAACGCGGCATTTATCTGGCGCAGGTTTGGGACTAAAAACCGGAGGTGTTTTTCGATATGGCATTTAATATTTTTGATACTTATTATCTGGCAGGTATGGTACAGGAGATTGTGCCTGCACAGACTTTTTTTCGTGACCGCTACTTCCCTACCAATGACAGTACAGATATTTTCAACGCAGACAAAGCGCTGGTGGAATACCGTGACGGCGACCGCCGTATGGCGCCGTTTGTGGTGCCGCGCGCCGGGGATATCCCGGTTGGGCGTATCGGTTATGAAGTCCATGAGCTGGAGCCACCGCATATTATGCCGTCCCGCTTGCTGACGCTGGACGACTTGCGCAAACGTGGATTTGGTGAAGCATTATACGCCAATACGACACCCGCTCAGCGTGCGCAGGCACTGCAAATGCAGGACTTAACCGACCTTGACCGCCGCATTCAGCGCCGCGAGGAATGGATGGCAGCGCAAACCATGATTAACAATGGCTGTTCCGCTGTGGCATATATCGACAATGATACTGCCGGTGAAGCGTGGGATGTTTATTACTATGACAAAACAGGAAGCAACCCGGCGCTTTATACAGTAGCCGCAAAATGGACAACAGGCAAAGCCATGATGCAGGATGTGCAGGCGATGGCGGAAAATCTGCTGGACAGAGGACTTCCCGCAATGGATCTTGTTGTTGGCACGAGTGTGGGGCAGTTCATTCAGGAACGTGCCGGAACGAAAGATGACCCGCTGCATCTGCTGCTTGATAACCGCCGCATGGAATGGGGGCAGTTAAACCCGCGCATGGCATATCCGGGTGTTGCATGGCTTGGCACACTGAATTTTGGCGGCATTCCGTTGGATATTTATGTTGTGCGCGAAACTGTTGTGAATGAATCTGGGGCTGTGACGCCACTTTTCCCGGCAGCTTCCGCAATGGTGACAGCGCCAGGTTGCGGTCACATGATGTATGCTCGTATTGACCAAATGGAAAATGACAGGCAATTCCACAGTTTTGCCATGAAGCCCGCAAGCTGCGTTTGGGTGCGCGCCCACTTGCCGCGCCGCATCAAAAAGCGCCATGGATTTATGCCGCAAATGTTGTGTAAGAGGTGCGAATATGAAACAAATTCAAATTATAAACGGCATTTATGGGCATCGGGACGGGGGCAGAATTACTCCCGTCCAGGCTGGAGCAGTAGTTTCTGTTCCAGATGATGAAGCCGCGCGGCTTATCCAAATGGGCATTGCAATTGCTGTCCAGACACAGGATAACGACACCATCGACATTTCAGACGGGCATTTCACCGAAGAAAGCCTGATGCAGATGACCAAAGTGGAACTGGCTGGACTTGCGGAGGATTTGAAGGTTGACATCAGCGGCTGCAAAAACAAAACGGAAATTGTTGACGCACTGCTGAAAGTGGAGATCCCACCGCAGGAAGATGCCCCTGAACTTGGTGCGAAAGATCCGGTTTTATGAGTTTCAAAGACCAAATTGCGCAGGATATCCACAGTATTTTTCTGAATACCGAAGAATTTGCCGAGAAACGGACAATCCAATATGACGGTGAAACTTATCCAGATGTCCATGTTGTGTTGTCCAACATGGAAGAAAAAGCCCGCCAGCAACTTGCGGATGATCATGCGCAGGGGCTGTTCCAGGATGTCGTTGTGCTGCATTGTGCGGTGCAGGATTTAGGTGACTTCCTGCCCCAAAAAGGCAGTCGTATTGCGATAAATACCTGTGAAAGCGGCGAATTTTTCAGGGATTATTATGTGTTATCCATCAGCAAAGACATGGGTATGCTGCGCATAGAATTAAAGGCGGTTTCGGAATGAGTATTGTAAAAACTGAAATCCTCGGACAGGAAGCCTTAATCCGTGCGGAAAAACTGCTTGCAGGTATCCCAAACGGTGTGGAAAAAGCGACAAAAAGCGCAATGCAGCGGGCAATTTCTCATTTACGCACAAACAGCACCAAGGCAATCCGGGAACGCTATGCAATTGCCGCCGGGAATATCCGCGCCAATGAAAATATCACGGTGCGGTATTCTTTCGGCAGCAGCGTGCAGGCAATTGTAACTTTTGCCGGACGGAAAATCCCGCTTTACCGTTATAGCGGTTCAGGTGCCGGAGCACGTCCAACCGAACGTGTACCTGTAAAGATCGGTGACGATTGGAAAACCGTTTTGCCTGCGCCGACAGGTATCGGTCATGTGCTGAACATGACTTCCCCTTACCGTTTCCGCAATGCTTTTATTGCAGGTTTTTCCTCCGGGCACATGGGTATTTTCGAAAATACCGGCGGCGTTACATCGAATGGGCGTAACCAAATCAAAGAAGTCAAGGGGCTGTCCGTGCCGCAAATGCTTGGCAAGGATGAAGTTGCCGAAAAACTGACCAAAGAAAGTATGGGCAAGTTTGAAGAACGCCTTGACCATGAAATCCTACGCCTTTTGAATGGCTGGGGAGGTTAAACTGTGACAAAAATCGTTTTATTGGAACAATTGCGCGAATTTACACAGGAACAGACCAAAACTATCCTGCTGCCAATACAGCCGCATGAACGTGCCCCCAAGCCCAAACCACGTCCGGCAAAAATCTACCTGATGCGTCTGCCAGACAGCAAAGTTGCAGACCGTGAAGTTCCGTATATCCTGCATCAAGCGATTACAGGTAAGGATGTTTACCCGCCCGGCAGTTTTGGTGAGGCAACTGCGGTTATCCGTTCTATTTTCTGCACATACAGCCGCAACGAACAGGAAGGCGGTTTGGCGCTGCTGGAGCTGATGGAACATTTCCGCATTGCGCTGCTGCGGCAAGTGAAAATCGGAAACCAGTTTATTCTTGATGTGAAACAAGGTATAGAAACCCTTGTCTATCCTGATGGTACAGCCCCATTTTATATGGGCGAAATGATTACAAATTGGCGGCTTCCCGTCATTGAAAGAGAGGTTCATTATGAAAAAAACAGGCCCTTTGAACGCGGCAGCTGAATTGCCGGAACAGCCGGTAAAAACACAGGCAAAACGTCCCGTAAACCATTCTGGATTTTACTGTTACATTGGCCCCAATCTTGCGGGACTTATCCAACATGGCACAATCTTTCGCGGTTCGTGGGACGATGCGCTGAAAGCGGCAGCGGCGGCAATCGAAAAATACCCGTTGGTAAAGAGCTTGATTGTTTCCGGTGACGCACTGCCCGCAGAACGCTTGAAAATCAAGAAGCCTGGCAATGCCTTGTATGAGAATTATAAGAAGCTTGCAGGGAAATGACCCTATGCAATTAAAAATCAACAAAAGGATTGATAAAAATGTTAATTGAAACAATGAAGTTTGGACGGGAAGAACGTGCGGTATGTACTAGCCTGGATGTGGCTGAAACATTCGGCAAAAGCCATGATCACGTGTTGCGAGATGTTCGGGAACTGAATTGCAGCAGTGAATTTCGACGCTCCAATTTTGGTGAGTCCTCCTACACCAACTCGCAGAACAAAAAGCAGCCCATGATAATCATGACCCGCGATGGCTTTACGCTGCTGGTCATGGGTTATACCGGCGATCTGGCGATGAAATTCAAAGAGGGCTATATCAAACAGTTTAACGCTATGGAAAAAGAAATTCATGGTAGGCTGATTGAACGTGAAAAAGGCATCGCTGTCCGGCAGTCCCTGACAAAAGCGCTCCAGCAATCCGCGGAAGATGCGCGGATGCACGGGCACGCATATTCCACATACACAAACTGCATTTATAAGGCGCTGTTTGGCATGAACGCGAATCAGCTGCGCGAAAAGTACGGGATTGATAAAAAGGCAAACCTACGCGATTTCTTTTCTCGTGAAGAATTGGAGGCAGTGCAGTCCACGGAACGGCTTGTAAGTGGGCTTGTGGATTGTGGCTTGGGATAGGCACAGG